TCAGACCTTTGCTCGTCCCGTACATGANGCCGATGCCATCGGCGTTGCTTGTGAAAATATCCTCGATCAACCCTGTGGTGTGGAGGAGGGTGGCGCGGACTGCGCTAGATTTGCCGGTAAGAAGTAAACACAAAATAGTTCTCCAGTGGATAAGTTAGTTAAAAGGTAGCCGGTTTCTGTTCAGTCTCCGGGGGTTCAGTGCTTGCTCCGGTGGCCACCCGGAAAACACTCTCAGTCTCAGCGTCGTGTATGGGATTCCCATCTCCCTGGACCACTGTTGCACGGTTTGTTTTCTCCCGTTAAGTTCTATGTACACGTTACCGCGCCGGTTGCTCAGTTGTTCCACGGGTGTGGCCCACCGACAGTTACCTGGCCAATAGCCCTTACTGTTGTCGATCCTGTCAAGGGATGTTCCCGCTGGGCGCTCCCCCATGCAGTTAAGAAAAACCGCAAAGTCCTCCCAAGCTGGGTCCATGTCTATCCCCCTAACGCTGTAGTTTCTTGCCCCCGTAGCATTGGGGTTGCTGACCCGCTGCTTCATGGAATGCCAAGACCTGTACGTGGGGGACCGGCCTGAAGCCGAACTGTGGCCGTGTTTGTAGCGTGTGTTCATATGGGTACCTGTAAAACTGGAACACATATTCTAACGCGTTAGACTTATGCCGCTTCGGACGTCTCGTCAACACGACGTGACGCGGTGGCACCGGGCTTGGCCTTGGGCACGTTGATTCCGTACCAGTGCGCGAGGCTCTTGTACGTACCCGCCATGGTGGTGAGCCACGATTTGAACGCCCCCTCGTTGAGCTGTGACCAGCTCGCGGTGCGGCAGAACATGATGGCCGCATGGGTGAACTCCAACTGCGCCAGCAGACGTTCCTTGCGCAGTGTGCCCCGGAAGATGCGCAACTCGATGGTGCTGTAGCTGCCCTTGCAGTCGCGCTCCACGTTGGTCACCTTGAGGCGTCCACGTTCCTCGTAGCCCAGGTTGCACAGGTTCACCATCCGATACCGGCTGGTGTGGTTGCCCTTGAGCGCCTTGCTCGGGTTCTCCAGGATGCTCTGGTCTGAGGCTGCGCAGTACGACTGCGCGTTGCCCCCATCCAGCGGGTGCCGCCCAGCAATGCGTTTGATCAGGCCCTTGTTGCCATGCTCGTTGATGAGCATCAGGAACTTGCCCAACGTCAAGGCGTTGAAGCCACGGCTGTCGATGTGCACATGAAGTCCGCAAGTGCCGGGGTCCCATGCCCGCAGGCTGCTGTGGGGTGACCAGGTGGAGAACTTCTCGATGTGATCACCAAGTTTCCGCGCAGCGGTGACGATCTCGAAGCCACTGTCAGACAGACTGCCGTCGCGCTTGAACATGGCGTACTGGCTCTCGCCGTTGAAGTGGTAGTGCGTGTCGTCCACGGCCTCACTGAAGCTGTTCCGGTTGGACTCCACTTCCAGCTCGATGCCCATCAGCAAGTCACCCGCCGGGCTTGGCTCGAACGAACGGTCGTGTTTCATGCAGTCCGTGCTGCGCCCCCAGCTCTCGATGTAGTCACTGCTGGGCGTGTAGTCGTCGTCCTCCGGCTCCTCCTCGGTGTGGTACTCGCCATCCTCCGGCTCCTCCTCGGTGTGGTACTCGCCATCACTTCCCCAGTAGTAGCAGTCGTCCTCGCTGTACATCTCGCCGTCGATCTCACGCAAGTCGTTGGCACACGAGCCGCAGTACGAATTGCCACGGTGGTCTGTGATTTCCTCACCGTAGAACTCCACGTCGCCACACGAGCAGTGCACCAGCACGTCGCCATCACCTGTCACGTTGCTGAACGCCTCGTTGACCGCGCTGACGAACTTGGCCTTCATGGAGCCGCCTGAGATGCCACCACTGAACGTTTTCAGGTCGTCGATCTGGTCGCGCTGGCGTCCCCAGTTCAGGTCGTCGTAACCATCCAGTGCGTTCCTGATCTCGACCGCCCACTGCTTGTAGTTGGCCTTGGCACGGCTGAAGCTGTACGCGTTGCTGCACGTCATCCCGTGGAACATCACTGTGGTGTCGCCAGGCTCCGGGCTCATAAGCCCATGGTCACAGGCCGCACGGGATCCCCGCGTGCTGTAGCGATCGTATTGAACGCGGCGAACGCCAGCGTAGCTGTCGTTGGTGAAGCTGCGCCACTTGAGTGGCACCCATTCCACGGCGTCCTCGCCCATTTGGCTGTCCCACTCGTGAAAGGCATACATCGAAGGCCGTGAGGACGAGTCCCCACGTGTTGTGAACGTCCATGCGTTGGTGCGCTTGCGCCACACTGCCACAATCCCGGCGTTGTAACGAGCCCGGAAGAACAGGAACGGCGGGGTGCACGGGTTGGCCGGGTCGGGGTCAACCTGGGGTTTGTATTTGGCTAACTTGTTAGCCTGGGCCAGTTCGCGGTCAACCCGCAACGCTTCCTCGGATGCGGCGATCAGGGCGAGAAGGTCGTCGCCCGTTATTGTTTCAGGTGATTCCATGTCAACTCCTTGCGATAAATAAGTCAATAAGCACCACTGTCGTGGCAAAGGCGTAGACGACCGCAGTCGCCCACTTGAGGAACACTTCGTACTGGTCGGGGCGTTGCATCACTGGCCCCCTCGGTCAGGGAAAAAACTCCTAGTAGCCTGGCGCTCACGCGCCTCCACAAGGATCTGGAAGCGGATTTCTTCGGCCAAGGCCAGCAGCTTGGCTCTTGCGATCAAGGCTAGGAGGGATTTCACGACGTTCTCCCTGATGCCCAGCGCAGCTTGCGGATTGGCACGTTGTAAGGCAGGCACCACTGGCCGTCGCTGTATGCGGCACAGGGGAACAGGCTCGTGGCGGCACCGTGGTCGGGTGCAGTGGGCTTGGATTTAAGGTGCCCAGCCGAATTCGGCTGGCCCTGGTGGGCGAATGACGCCCTGGAAAACTGGTGGACACGGTTAAGCGTTCGCATGATGCGACTCCTTGAGTGAGTAAGTGGGGGGGGGGCACCAGCCGAGTGGCTGGGTTAGTGCAGAGCGCACTCCATAACCCTGGGTGCAGGGCTACAGGCTAGGCTCTCTACTGTTTGGCGGCGTTCTTCGCCGCACCCATTTCCTTGTACCACTCCTTAGCGATGGCGTACTTAGAGTCCAGTATCTTTGACAGCTCAATGTACGCCGTGGCGTACTTGTGTCCGCATTCATCTACTGACGCGATTTCAAAGGTACGCCTGGAAAACTCCAACTCCGAGCGCATAGCACCAAGAGACACATACGACGACATCTGATTTAGGGCACCAATATCCGCCAGTCGGGCACGGATCGACCTGTACAAAGCCATAGCTGATGAAGTCGCGGCGGCTATGTCTTCTGAGTGCGGTTGTGGGTCGGGGAAGTCCGCCAGCTTGACCTCTATTGCCTGCCGTATGAAGCTACTCACTGAGCCGTCATTGAACTTTAGGTAAGCCAGCATTCGAGTGTGCAGTGGCAGTGGCAGGTAGGTTCCGATTGTCTTGGAGCCGTAAGGGTTAGACATAACAAAGTCCTTAAAAAGTTTAGGTAAAGCACTATAACACACTAACACCGCACATACCTAAACTTTTATTGGGGGTGCGCCTCATTTCATGATTTCGGGTTTTCCCATTTCGTACGGGCAGGAACGCACGTAAAAAGTTTAGGTTTTGTAGCGAACGGACAGTACCTAAAGTCCATAGCCTACGAAAACTACGCAGAAAAAGTTTAGGTATCTGCCCTGATTTAGGGGGTAAAAACTTTAGGTATCGCTTGAATTTGCGGCTTCCACACGTTTTCATTTCGTGCGTTGCCTATTTAGTAGGCAAAAACACGGTGTTATTTCAAGAAATACCTTAATATGTGCATGATTTCGCAATTTCGAGGGCAATGAGCAAAAATCTGACACAAAAGTTTAGGTATGTGCGTATTGCACTATAGAAACCATAGCGCAGCAGGGCACTTTAGGTAAAATTCTATGGGAGCGTATGACTACCTTGGTAATATTATAGTTTTTCTATAAATATAAATAAATCAAGGGTTTTGGGGTATTTTGACTCCTGCCGTCAACTGCCTAACACGTTAGATGCCATACACCCCCATGTAAGGGTGCCAACACTGCCACTTTACGGCGCTTACCGCGCCGTGTTCGATGCAATACATCCCGGTTTCCGCCAACTTTATTACGACAGCCTAGTGCAACCGGGAAGCGCGCTGCGAGTGTGCCAATGATGCCCACTACAAAACCTAGCACGCTAGGCTTCATGGTGCGGTACCGTGCCAATGCCACCCAGGATCGACCAGGACGGCTCAGGCTGCGTTTTTAGCGTGGGGGTGGTAGGGTAGTGGCTTAGGCCATTTCAATCGTGTTGGCGGCGTCGATGGTCGTGGTCTCGAACATCTTGAGCACGTTGGCCAACGCGTTGGCCATGTCGCGGCAGGCGAGCTGTTTTTTGCTGAAACCCTTTGCTGGCTCTTTGGCGTTGATGACACCACGCACAAAGGTGCTGAAATTGGACTTGTTCATGGACGGCGAGCCGACCAAGTCGTAAGCCGCAGATGCAACGCGGGGGAAAGCCACGCTGAGAATATCCACGGCGGCGGTGTAACGCCCGGCCATGGCTTTGGAGACAGCCGAATCAATGGCGACGTCCTTGAGAGCCGCGAGAGCCGCGCCACCCTTGTGGATAGCACCCTCGATGGACAAGGAAGTGACGCCCTTCTTTGTGTCAAAAGCCACAGAGTATTCGGACGAGAAGGTTGTGAGTGAGGTTGACATGATGATTTCCTTTGAGTAAGTTAATAAGCTAGGTCACAATGCACTCGGAATGAATGCACTGTGGATAACCCACCGCGACGTGTCAGGACGCGGCTCACCTCGAACGAATCAGGGGTAAAAGGGTAATCAAAGGATTCTGGATTTTGCGCGCCCATCGGGACTCTAACCCGGCGCTCAGATTTTTAGTTCACGCTAAGTTCTGACTCTCGTTCACATTTATTTAGCTCTCGCAGCGTTATGACTCGCAGCGTCGTGTTCTATACCCTATGGTTTCTACGCCATTGTGGCCTTCTGAGGTTGTCCCATCGTTTCATGCCGACCATGAAATCCCCGGACTCACATCCACTTGTATACCAGACAGTAGCGCGGGACTGCGTTTACTGCGTTTTACCTTACACTGGCGTCAACGATGATACTGTCAGGAACAATTAGGCTTTTTGCTTACGGTGACTAACACGCGGCAGCTTACGCTGTGGCACGTCGTATAACCTCAAGGTTGCCAGTGTAGGGGTGTAATCACCGCACCTACACTAAGGGGATACTGTCAACCAAGGGGGCAGGGGGGTGCCATGGGACAACGGAGAGACTAGGCCCGCCCTGGGCAACAAGGTGTCGCTCACACGGCAAACCACGTCCCAAAAGCGCGCTATCATTCCTATAGCACCAAGTAAACTAATTTACCCCTCCCCCACCAAAAACAGTCCCAAAAAATTTCCCAGCCCCTCGTAAAAACACAAGTGTAAGCTATCTAACACGCCAACCTAACAAGTTAGCTAATTTATTTTTTCTGTGGTAATCTTCGCCTATGGCGACCACACTAACCGACCCCACCGATAGCTCTGAATTGAGCCTGACTGAGTTCAAGCGGCTGTTGCATGGACAAATGCAGGACACCTTGCTGGACCAGTACCACGACTACCTGGTGGCTGTGAAGGCATCGGACGACCCGGAGGTCAAGCGCAAGTGCGTGGCCATGCACATCCAGACCATCGGTGCCGAGCACAAGGAAAAGGCGGACCCCAACGCCAACCTGCCGGTCTTCAACTTCACGTTCACCAGCACCGGGATGAGTGCCACCGCGACACTGCCCATGGTGGAACAGGTGCCCAACGATGCCAACCTGATGACGTTCGACAACCTGGCTGACATTCCCGCCGATGAGCTGATGGCTCCATGGGAAGATTGACATGCTGACCTACCGCGCAGGGCCTACCGGCCAGAAGTTCCTGGACTCCAAGGCGTTCGTCAAGGGCATCATGGGACCGATCGGTTCGGGCAAGTCCACCGTGGCCATCATGGACCTCATGCAGCGGGCCATCAACCAGAAGCCGTTCAACAACGTGCGCCGTACCAAGTTCGGCCTCATGCGTAACACGCAGGCCCAGCTCAAGGCAACCGTGCGCCCCCTGATCGACACCTGGTTCGTTACGATGACCAACGGCACCATGGGGACTTGGCGCGTAAGCGAGGCCGTGTTCGAGGTGCGGTTCAAGCTTCCCGACGACACCATCGTGCACTCCGAGTTCTGTATGCTGGCTGCGGACACGCCCGACGACGTGCGACGGCTGTTGTCCCTGGAGCTGAGTGCCGCCTGGGTGGAGGAGAGCCGCGAGATTGACCCCGAGGTGTTCCAGGGCCTGCAAGGCCGGGTCAACCGGTACCCCAGCCGCATCGCGGGGGGCGTGACGTACCCAGGGCTCATCTTCTCAACCAACCCGCCGCCGCTGGGTTCCTACTGGCACGAGACGATCTCGAACCCGCCGAGCAACACCGAGGTGTTCATCCAGCCGCCCGCACTGCTCCCCGATGGCCAGCTCAACCCGGAGCGTGAGAACCAGGAAAACCTGGCCCCGGACTACTACGAGAACGTGATGGCAGGCAAGACCGAGGGCTGGACCTCGGTGTACCTGATGAACCAGTACGGCGCGGGGGACTATGGGCAGCCGGTGTACCGCTCCAGCTTCAAGAAGTCGTTCCATGTGGCCGACGAGCCTTTGAGCCCGATACCCCAATCCAGCTCACAACTTATCGTGGGGATGGACAATGGTTTGCAGTCAGCGTGCGTGATAGGGCAACAGGACATGCGTGGCAGGATCAATATCCTCGGCGAGTGCTACGTGCCAGCGGACGAGACGATGGGTGTGGAGCAGTTTCTGAGTAAATACCTCGTGCCAAAGCTGCGCCGTGAGTACGCCAACTTCCGCCCCGAGAACATCTTGTTCGTGATGGATCCCGCCTGTTGGCAGAGGTCGCAGGCGAATGAACTTCAAATTTCCACCGTCGTGGCCGCTATGGGGTACAAAACGCTCAAGGCGAACACCAACGATCCCGAGCGCCGGGTTGCCGCCGTGGAGAGCCTTCTTGTCAGGCAAATCGACGGCAAAGCGGGCCTGCTCATTGACCCGAGCTGCCAACACCTGGTCAACGCCACGGAGTGGGGCTTTCGCTACAAGAAGAACGCGGCGGGCCAAGGCACATTGACATTCGACAAGAACCATTTTTCCCATATTTCGGACGCCATGCATTATCTTTGTGGTCATTTTCAAGGGAATATCGCGGGCATAGGCTACGGGTTTCAGTCGAAAGCCAGAGAAATCGTGCGAAAGAACTACAAGTACACATAACCAGGCTAACGTGTTAGACTGCGCTACCAAGCGCACTAACGGGCACACATCATGCAATCACTCGGAATGACACCGCCACAGGCCGCACCTCAGCAACTGAACATAGGTGGAATCACGAGCGCCAAGCCCTTGCGCACCCTCTTGGCCGAGGAAACCACCGCCGCTGCCATCAAGCGCAGTGCCGAGCAGCAGAGCCAGGGCATCATCCAGTCGCTGGCCACACACATCCGGGCGGACTGGACCAAGGCCAAGGAAGCCAAGGACGACATTGAGGAAGAAATGCTGGAGGCGATCCACGCCAAGCGCGGCGAGTACACCCCAAAAGCGCTTGCTGAGATTAGGTCTCAAGGGGGGTCTGAAATTTACATGCAACTTTTTGCTGTGAAATCTCGCCAGGCCAAGGCCCTCCTGGGTGACGTGCTGATCGGTGCTGGCACGGACAAACCCTGGTCGATCCAGGCCACCCCCAAGCCCGAGCTGCCCCCGGAGATGGTCAACGAGATCATGCAGGGTGTGCAACAGGTGGTGATGCAGGCCGAGATGGGGCCGCAACCACTGGACGTGGAGACGATCCGCCAGATGCTGCGCGACGCCAAGGCGCACGCCGAGGAACAGATCAACGAGCAAGCCCGCGCCGAAGCGGCACGCGCCGAGACGGAAATTGAGGACGTGATGGTGCAGGGTGGCTTCCTGGAAGCCCTGGACGAGTACATTGACGACCTGACGACGTTCAAAACGGCGTTTATCAAGGGGCCTATCGTGCGCCGCACACCGCAGCTCACCTGGGATCGCTCGTCGGGCAAGCCCAAGGCCGTGGTGGAAACACGCAACAGCCTGCACTGGGAGCGCGTGGACCCGCTGATGATGTACCCGGCACCCCACAGCAAGGGTATCAACGACGGGTCGCTGATCGAGCGCCACCGACTGAGCCGGGGTGACCTGAGCGCATTGATCGGGGTGGACGGCTACAACGAGGACGCGATCCGCGCCGTGCTGGACTCCCACGGGACCGGCGGGCTGCATGAGTGGCTCTCGGTGGACACGGCCCGCCAACTGGCAGAAGGGCGCAGCCCCACACTCGCCGTGGACACCACGGGCCTGATCGACGCGTTGCAGTATTGGGGCTCGGTCAGCGGCAAGATGCTGCTGGAGTGGGGCATGTCCAAGGAAGAAGTGCTCGACGAGGCCAAGGAGTACGAGATCGAAGCCTGGCTGATCGGGCAGTGGGTCATCAAGGCCACGCTCAACCCCGACCCCTTGTGTCGCCGTCCGTACTACGGCGACGGGTACAACCGCATCCCTGGCGCGTTCTGGCACAACAGCCAGTTCGACCTGCTGCGCGACTGCGTCAACATGTGCAACGCGGCAGCCCGCGCCCTGTCCAACAACATGGGCATCAGCTCCGGCCCGCAAGTCATGGTCAACATCGACCGCCTGCCCAAGGGCGAGCAGATCACCGAGATGTACCCGTGGAAGATGTGGCAGACCGTGACCGACCCGGCAGGCTCCAGCGCCCAGCCCATCAGTTTCTTCCAGCCCCAGAGCAACGCCGCCGAACTCATGGGCATCTACGAGAAGTTCGCCACCCTGGCAGACGAGTACAGCGGCATCCCGCGCTACATGACAGGCAACACCGGCGACGGCGGGGCAGGGCGCACCGCGTCAGGCATGAGCATGATGATCGGCAACGCATCCAAGCAGATCAAGCAACTGGTCTCCAGCACCGACATCCACACCATCGGCCCGGCAGTGCAGGGCGCGTTCGACTGGAAAATGAACTACGACCCGCTGGCCGACTACCAGGGCGACCTGAAGATCGTGGCGCGTGGCGCACTCAGCCTGACCGTGAAAGAATCCGCCCAGGTGCGCCGCAACGAGTTCCTCCAAAGCACCGCCAACCCCATCGACATGGCGATCATCGGCCTCGAAGGCCGGGCACAGGTGCTGCGTGAGTCGGTCAAGTCCCTTGACATGAATGCCAGCAAGATCGTCCCAAGCGAGTCCGTGATGAAGCTCAAGCAGCAAGCCGCCGAGGCGCAGCAAATGATGCAGCAACAGATGGAAGCGCAGGGCACCCCCGCCAAGGGTGGCCCACAGAGCGGGCAGTCCCTGATGAATGGCGCACCTATGGTCGATAACATGAGCCCAACGGCAGCGTGATGAAAAATAAATTTGATAGCACCCGTGCACGTGTTAGCGTGTTAGTGCTATAGTCGCCCCAAATGGACCTTAAAAACGAGCTTGCGCTGTTTGATCAACTCTCCGGTAACCGCCGGTTTAAAGAGTGGCTGCTTCACAAACTCGAAACCGAGTATTCCGTCTTGTCTCAGAACGCAGACGTTGACCAGTTGCGACGCGCCCAAGGCCGGGCACAGCTTCTCAAGTCAATGCTTGATCTTTTGGACAAGGCACCCGCCGCCGTAAGGCAGCGACCCCCCGGCTAACGTGTTAGCTGGTTGTATAACCTGTCAAGCCTAAGGCTCAGGAGAGTAATAAATGGCATTACCAAAGTCGATCCAAGCTCAAGTCGAGCAAGCAGAAGCAACCCTGGCAAGCTACGCCGCCCCAGTGGAAGCCCAACCTGTAGTTCCTACGCCGGTCGAGGTAGATGCCGCACCGCCAGTAGAGCCCGCTCCGGCCCCCGAGCCGCAGCCCCAGCCAGCCCCGCCCGCGACCTCCGATGAGACGTGGGAGCACAAGTTCCGCAGCCTGCAAGGATTGTTTAACAAAAACGTCCCAGAGCTGCAAGGTCAGGTAAAGACCCTGACACAGCGTTTAGAACAAGCGCTGGGAGCTTTGGAAGCTGCAAAGGCCGCGCCCAAGCCACAAGAGCCCGCAACACAAACGGTGGACCCCCGTGACGTTGAAAACTTTGGGGCAGATTTGGTGGACATGGTGAACCGCATCGCGGAACGTCGCTTCGGCAGCGTCGCGCAGCAGGTTGAGGCCAAGTTCGGAGAGCTGCAAAAGATGCTTGGTACCGTGGAGCAGAGGCTGGAAGGGACCACCCAGACAGTCGCCGTGACCGCAGAGCAGGCGTTTTTTGACAAGTTGACGAAGCAGGTTCCCGAGTGGGAGTCGATCAACGCCAACCCGGCCTTTCTGGCTTGGCTGGCGGATTCAGACCCCGTGTACGGCGTGCCACGTCAGCGTGCCCTGGACTCAGCCCGAGAGCAGTTGGATGTTGGCCGCATTGTCAGCGTCTTCCGTGCTTTCGCACCCGCCACCTCAAGTGCCCCGGTGGTTCGCAACCCCGTAGACCGACAAGTTAGTCCGAGAGCTGGAGCCGCAAACGCCCCCGCAGCCGCGCCAAGCCAGGTCATGTTCAGCCAGAAGCAGATTTCTGACTTCTACAACGACGTGGCCAAAGGCAAGTTTCGTGGCCGTGAGGCAGAGGCAACCGCTATCGAGCAATCAGTAAACACCGCCATCGCAGAGGGCCGCGTCCGATAGGACAGACCCGGTGGCAAACCAGGAAATATCATGAGCACTATTACTCCCGCAGCCACCTACCCGGTAGCCTCCCCGTTCAATACGTCTCCTTCGTATTCGGGCACTTTCATCCCTTCGGTTTGGTCCGCCAAGCTCAACGCCAAGTTCTACCAGGCTTCGGTCTTCGGTGAGATTTCCAACACCGACTGGCAAGGCGAGATCAGCTCGATGGGTGACAAGGTCATCATCAACACTGCGCCTACCCTGACCGTGTCGGATTACGTCGCTGGTACCGCGCTCACCTATCAGGTGCCCACGCCAAGCACTCTGGAGTTGAACATCGACAAGGGCAAATACTTCGCCTTCCAGATCAACGACGTGCTGGAGTACCAGGCCAAGCCCAACCTGATGGACATGTTCAGCACCGACGGTGCCGAGCAGATGCGCATCGCCATGGACTCCACGGTGTTGTACAACACCTTCACGGGTGCCACTGCTGTGACCAACAAGGGCGCTACCGCCGGTAAGAACTCGGGTCTGTACGACCTAGGCACCGACGCACTCCCGATTGCCCTGACCAAGGACAACGTGCTCCAGAAAATCCTGGAAATGGCCTCCGTGCTGGACGAGCAGAACGTGCCTGAGTCCGACCGCTGGTTGGTGATTGACCCGTTCACCCGTTCGTTGCTGCTTCAGTCCAACCTGGCACAGGCCCAGTTCATGGGCGACAGCGTCTCTGGCGTGCGCAACGGCAAGATCGGCTCCATCGACCGCTTCACGGTGTATGTGAGCAACCAGCTCCCGTACATGGCTGCCAACGGCACGGTGTGGAACTCCGCAGTGGGCGGCGAGACCTCGATCTCCGGCACCACCAACGCAGCCAAGCGTCGCGCCATCATCGCGGGCCACAAGTCGGCCATCACGTTCGCCAGCCAGATCACCAAGATGGAAACGGTGCGTAACCCCAACGACTTCGGCGACTTCATCCGAAGCCTGAACGTTTACGGCTACAAGGTCGTCAAGGGCGACGCCATGGCCCTCATGGTCGTCAAGTAACTAACGTGTTAGCCCGAAAGGGCTTACAATGCAAAAACCCCGACAGTGTAGAAGCACTTCGGGGTTTTCTAACCTATAACGTGAAAGGACCACGAAATGGCTGACCAGATTATATCCCCTGACCAAGTTCGCCGTGTACTTAGCTACGACCCGGAAACAGGTTTGTTTACTTGGCTCGTTAGAACCTGCGGGCGGTGTAAACACGGGCTTTTCAGTGGGACTGCGGATACGATTGGGTACTATCGGGTGAAGGTTCTTGGGCGAAGCTACTCGGCGCACAGGCTGGCTTGGGCTATTACGTACAACGAGTGGCCCACGCTTGAAGTTGACCACATCAATCGAATCAAAACCGATAACAGGATAGCTAACCTTAGACTGGTCAACAAGAGCGAGAATATGCTGAACCGTGTTGGGCGGAATGTGTGCGGGTCGGTCCCTGGCGTGTCCAAGAGGCCCGGCAAGGAAAAGTGGAGGTCCACAATAACCCTAGGCGGTACCACGCACCAGCTTGGGACGTACCTTTCACTGGAGGCCGCCGTGGAGGCTAGGCTTCTCGCGGAGCAAAAGCTATGCCGCATACATATTCTGCGTGACTAAGACACTAACACGTGTTAGACTTAGCCAGGCCACCTAAAAAGGGCTGGGGTTTTTTATGGGGGTCTTATGTTGAACCTTGATGTTTTCCTTCCTCGGCTCTTGCCCTCGGTCAACGGGTGCCCGGAGCCTTTGGCACGTCAGGCCCTTCTTGATTCCGCCATCGAATTCTGCGAAGAAACCGGTGTGGTCCGAGTGACCACCGACCCGGTCACCACCCTCAGCGGCGTGGCCAGCTACGACATTGACCTGCCGACCAACCAAAAGGTGGTTCAGGTGCAACGCGCCTGGTACGGGTCTCGGGAGCTGATCGCCGCCCCGGCGTCCCAGGTTTCCGCTGTGGCCGCGTACGTCAGTGACCCAAGCGACCCCCTCGACCAGGAGCCGGTGTACTTCCACGAGGCAACACCCGGCTCGATCAACCTGTACCCCACCCCCGGTGCCGAGGCTAACGCCAACTTGGTGTTTCGTGTCAGTACCAAACCTGCACGGTCGGCGACGTCCATGGAGAACGTGTTGTTCGAGGATTGGGCGGAAACCTTGGTGGCCGGGGCCTTGCGCCGTCTGCACGGCACGCCCGACACACCGTTCTTCTCCGACGGCGCGGCAGCGCGGCAGCACGCCCTGTTCCAACTCGGCATCAGCCGGGCGCGTTCCGAGGCCCTGCGGGGCCGCGTGCGCACCTCAATCTCAGTAGCCCCCCGCAAATTCGCGTAAGGAACCATCATGGCAATCACCGCCCAATCCATCATCCGCCGCGCCACCGACTTGCTGCAAGACCAGACTTCGGTGCGCTGGACGCTCCAAGAACT